ACAGAAGAAACACTATTAGATAAAGTCAGAGTTGCCACCATCATCGGCACTTGGCAGTCAACATTGACCAACTTCAAGTATCTCAACCGTAAGTGGGGAGAGAACTGTGAAGAAGAAAGACTATTAGGTGTATCAATGACTGGCATTATGGACAATGAACTCACAAACGGAAAGAAAGGTGACTTGTCTGTTCTGCTTAGAAAGATGAAACAGAAGGCAATAGATACTAACAGAGAGTGGGCAAAGAAACTAGGTATTCCTGTTTCGGCTGCCATCACTTGTGTTAAACCATCAGGCACAGTAAGTCAGTTGACGAATAGTGCGAGTGGTATACACGCACGCCATAACCCTTATTATATAAGAACTGTTCGTGCTGATAAGAAAGACCCATTAGCAAAGATGATGTATGACCAAGGGTTCCCTGTTGAAGATGATGTGACCAAACCCGACCACACTTGGGTGTTCTCGTTTCCAGTGAAGGGTCCTCAAAAAGGTATATATAGGAAAGATATGGATGCGATTGAACAGTTGAAAGTATGGAAAACATATCAAGAAAATTGGTGTGAACATAAACCATCTGTTACTGTATCAGTCAAAGAAGATGAATGGATGAATGTAGGTGCGTGGGTGTATGACAATATAGACGATATATCTGGAATATCATTTTTACCTTTCTCAGACCACGTTTATGCTCAAGCACCATACCAAGACTGTTCCAAAGAGGAATACGAAGAAATGCAGAAAAAGATGCCCAATAATGTAAAATGGGAGGAAGTTTCGCGTTATGAAGCCCAAGATTACACTGCAGGCTCACAAGAACTAGCTTGTTCTAGTGATGCAGGGTGTGAAATCGTGGATATCTAAAGATAATGATTTACTAAATAGAGTGAGGAAATATATGGCAAATACACAAGATATGCTAAAAAGTCTAGAAAATGATGATGTTAACGCTTTTAAAGATCAGGTTTCAGCCGATCTTCAAGACCGTGTTCGTCAGCATATAGACCTTAAAAAAATAGAAATTGCAAAGAATCTTGTAACTGGGCAACAAGCTGTCGAGGCCTCAGGGTCAGAAACAGCTACAGAGGAAAACTGAGGAATAGGACATGAGTAAGTTGACCTTTTCTGAATTAATGGAAGGTCCTGTTCCAGGCTTTCGAATGACTGGCGGCGGCAGAGGAAAAGCACCCAAAAGGGTGAAGTTTTTTTTCTGCGGTGCTGGTAGAAAACGTAAGTCAATGGGACCGGGCAAACCACCGAAATGTCTTCCGAAAGGTGTACCTACAATGACAGGTGCAAAGAAGATTAAGAAGACAATGGCAATAAGGAAAAAGTTGAAAACTCAAAAAGCTTTAGGGCCAGCTTATAAGAAGCGAGTCGCTTTTAAAAATAGTCTGGCCATGAAGTTCCGAAAAAAGTTTGGCATCAAAAATGCAGGGCGATCAGCATGAAACTAATAAAAGAATTCAATGAAAACCTCATCTGTGAGTCTATCACTTCCGAAGGAGACAACGGAAAGAAAGACTACTTTATTGAGGGGGTTTTCTTGCAGGGAGACATCAAGAATCGTAATGGTCGAGTCTACCCTAAGCCTGTACTCCAGAAAGAAGTTAAACGCTACACGAAGGAGTACATAGATAAATCAAGAGCTTTCGGTGAATTGGGTCATCCCGATTCTCCTACAGTTAACCTTGATCGTGCATCTCACATGATCAAAGAACTAAACGAACAGGGTTCCGATTACGTTGGTAGGGCAAAAGTTATGAGTACACCAATGGGAGAGATCGTGAAAAACCTTATTGACGAGGGAGCCAAGTTGGGCGTTAGTTCTAGAGGAATGGGCTCATTGAAACCCAATAACAGTGGAGTCAATGAAGTCCAGAAAGATTTTATGCTGGCCACCGCTGCCGACATTGTAGCAGACCCATCCGCTCCAGACGCTTTCGTAGAAGGTATTATGGAAGGTGTGGAATGGGTATGGGACAATGGTCTCTTAAAAAAGGTCGACCTTGAATTTGCAAGAGACCAAATAAACTCTGTTGCCGCCACGAAATCAAGTGTGCTCGCAGAAGAAAGACAGAAAGCTTGGTTATCCAAGTTTGATATCTTCGCTTCTAGTTTGCGGTAACCCTAAATAGATAACAGGACACTTTCACATACTAAGGATTCTAATGACAGAACAAGAAATGTTAGAACAGATTCTTGACGAAGAAGGAACGAAAGTGCAGACGCCTGGTCAATCGGGGAAAGCCGAAGACATGGGCGGGGAAGACGGACAATCCAAAGCCCTCAGTATGAAAACTGCGGGTAAGGGTGCCGCCAAAGCTAAAAAAGCATCTGCTGACCCTTCTGCCACCAAAGTCAAAGACCCATCTGATTCAAAAGATATGATGTATCAAGACGAAGTCGAACCAGTTGAAGAAGGGGAATTACCTCCGGCTTTAGCTAAAGCTAACGCGGCCAAAAAGGACGATGATAGCGACGATGACGAGTCTGAAGAAATCACACCAAACCCACGGACAAAACTTGGAATGCTAAAGCAGGTACAAGACCGAATGGGTTCAATGAAAAAAACAGAAGTTGAAGAGGTACTCAAAGGTATGAAAACCAAAGAGGCCGAAGAACTGAAAATAGCCGCTGAAGCGAAAGCCGAAGAGGAAGAACCAGAAGAAGAAGAGGAAATTCAAGCCAAGCCAGCATCAGTCAAAATGGACAAGCTGAAGGCCGAAGACCTAAACCTTGATCTGGGTAATCACACCCAAGAATTGTTTGAAGGACAAGACCTTGACGAGGAGTTCAAAACACGAGCTTCAGTTATCTTTGAGACTGTAGTCTCTAAGGCAATTCTGGAACAAGTCAATACTCGACTAGAAACGTTGGAAGAAGTAGCTGCAGTGGAAATCGCTGAAGGTATTTCGGAAGCCGAAGTAAAAATGGCCGAGAAGATTGATGACTACTTGACCTACGTTGCAGAGGAATTCTGCAAGGATAACGAATTGGCGATCGAGAGAGGCATTCGTGCTGAACTCGCTGAGTCATTTATAACTGGACTCAAGGGACTATTTGAAAAACATTACGTAGATGTGCCCGAAGAAAAAGTCGACATTGTAGAACAGTTATTCGGTAAGGTCGAGACTCTGGAAGAGAAACTGAATGTTGAGATGCAAACCAACATTGAGGCTCTCAAGGAAATGAAGAACTTCAAAAAGGTCGAAGCTGTTGCAGAGGCTTGTGAAGGATTAACCTCCGTGGAAACGGATAAACTGTGTGAATTGGCGGAAGCCATTCAATACGAAGACCATGCAGAGTTTACAAGTAAATTACTGACTCTACGTGAATCTTATTTTAACACACGAGAAACATCGTCTATTGAAGAGACACGCCAAACATTAACTGAAGCGGTCACAAATACCGAAGAAGTTGACGGACAAAGCAACGCTTCAATGGATCGATACACTCAAGCGATACGCAGAGTACAGCGTATTGTAACTTAACAAAGACAGGAGCAAATATGTATCTTTCGGAACAACTCCAGAAGAAGTGGGGGCCAGTCTTAGAGCATCAGGACCTACCTGAAATCAAAGACCCTTATAAGAAGGCCGTCACTGCTATACTTTTGGAAAACCAAGAGAACGCATTACGCGAACAGTTTGTCTCAGAACATTCTATGTTCCTGTCAGAGGCCGCACCTACAAATGCAATGAGCGGTTCTAACGGACTTGGTGGTTTTACTGGTACTGGCACAGCAGCCGGTGATCAGGCCATTCAATTCGTTGACCCTGTGCTTATTAGCTTGGTAAGACGGGCAATGCCTAATCTTATTGCTTATGACATTTGTGGTGTTCAGCCGATGACTGGACCAACTGGACTCATCTTCGCGATGCGTGCACGTTATGATTCACAGACTGGTACGGAAACGTTCTATAACGAACCGAATACGTTCCACAGTGGACAAAACACATCCGATGGCTCAGCCATCGATTCAGCCCAACAGGCTATCCTCGGTCAAGGTAACAATGACCCACTGGGACAAGCACTTGGTAACTTTGGTGGTGGAGCCTCAGTTCTCGAAGGGGAACAAGCAGGTGACGGAACTGCCAGAGCTAACAACTCAACAGCACTAGGAACTCAAGCTGGTCAGATCGCTGAAATGGCGTTCAGTATTGAGCGAATGTCTGTAGAAGCTAAGACTCGTGCCCTGAAAGGGGAATACTCAATGGAATTGGCTCAAGACCTCCGTGCAGTACACGGACTTGACGCTGAGACCGAACTTGCGAACATTCTTTCCACTGAAATCCTTGCGGAGATCAACAGAGAAATCGTAAGAACTGTTTACACCATCGCCAAACAAGGTGGCCAGAATAACACCGCCGCTGGAACTCTTGACCTGTCCGCAGGTTCAGGTGACCATGATGGAAGATGGTCCGTAGAACGCTTCAAGTCCTTAATGTTCCAGATGGAAATAGAGGCCAACGAAGTAGCAAAAGGAACACGTCGCGGTAAGGGTAATATCATAATTACTTCAGCAGATGTTGCGTCAGCCCTTCAAATGGCTGGTGTTCTTGACTACGGAACAATCCTCAACGGAATGAATAGTCTGAATGTCGATGACACAGGCAACACATTCGCTGGTGTTCTTAATGGACGCTTCAAAGTATACGTTGACCCATATGCAGGTAACTTTACCGCTGGTTCTGATAACGGAATGCATTATTTCGTAGTTGGATACAAAGGTTCAAGTGCCTATGACGCTGGACTGTTCTACTGTCCATACGTTCCACTGCAGATGGTTCGTGCTATCGGTGAAAACACCTTCCAACCAAAAATTGGTTTCAAGACTCGCTACGGCGTAGTTGAGAATCCATTCAGTCAAGGTACGACTGTTGGTGCTGGTGCCGTAACTGCTAACGCTAACGAATACTACAGAGGTGTTGCAGTCAAAGGACTGTTAGGATAATCTAATTTAAATTAGAGGCATTCACAAGGGAGGGGGGAAACCTCCTCCCTTTTTTTGTTTTTAGACATGGGTGATATAAATGGCAATAATGCAAGACTTATACAAGGACAGCGCTTCGGCATACCAAAGATTTCAAAGAACTGGGCTATATTTATTCTTACTGCCTGTTTTATTGGTTGTTCTAGTTTTCACGATTGCACTTATTCCGTTCAGGGTGATAGACCGCGATGCAAATCGTGCGATGCACCAAACACAGGATGTGGCTCAGGAGAATAATGGCAATAGTAACTAGCCCACAGACAACAACGGACAACCACAACTTTCTACAAAATGTATCCTTTGAATTCGGAATAAACAGATTCCCCAACATGAACTTCTTTGTTCAGTCCGTTACCATGCCTGGATTAGACTTGAACCAAGCTCAAATAGCCACAGGTACAGTCCCATACAAATACTACTCAGACCAAGTTGAATTTCAACCTCTGACTCTATCCTTTGCTGTTGACGAAGATATGGCGAACTACATAGAAGTATGGACATGGATTACCAAAGTAGCTGGTGTTTGTAAAGACCCTGAGTCAGTTGAGGACAAAGTAACAGGTAAAACAACTTCTGACATGATTCTAATGATTCACACCTCCCACAGAAACCCAAATATAAAATGTGTATTCCGTGACGGTTTTCCTACTTCACTAGACCCTCTTACATTCGACTACAGGTCAGCCGCGGTTGACTACCATGTCGTTCAATGCACGTTTGCTTACTCACATTACTCAATAGATATTGTTAATTGAACTACCTTGACGAATGGGAAAAAGACGCTCGTATCTCTGATGACCTAACACTAGAGTCTTTACGAATCCCACAGATTCATTCAAAATGGATGAAGTTTCTCTCTAAAGAGAAAAAAGAATTGGTCATCATCAAAACAGCCTATGCCAAAATGAAAAGGTTACGATGGGAACATTACAATGGAACCATCGACCACGAAGTTTTAGATAAAATGGGGTGGGAACCTTTTTTA